CTCCAATGTCCTAAATCTGCACGGATGAAACAAGAAATCTGGAAGTTTATAATTGGCAAAACGAAAAGTACAAATTTTCAAAACGAAAAGTATAAAAAATAGCGTTTACACATTTTTCGAAAGATGTGCAAACGCTATTCTATTTTTAACAATGCCTTATATTTCCCGTAGGAATATTCTATTGACTATTTATTCTTCATTGCGTCAATATATTTTTTGATTTTACCAACTGGGGCATCTTCGTCCGCGAAATAAAAAGAATGAGCAGCTTTGAGAATAGCTGCTTCATCGAAAACTTTGTTCAAATCGGCATAGAAGGAATTGAATGCAACATACTTGTCCCACTTGGTTGTTCCTTCTGGAAACTTCATTGAGGCTGTCGCGATCTCAATCTGTTCCGGTGTCCAGTGAGCACCTACATGCTCCATTCCTGACCTGTCTGTATAATGAATACCAGATACCGTTTTCTTAGCTGATTCCTCGTTAAAATGGCAAGATTCGTCCTTTTCTTTGACTTTGACAAATGCACAGTATATTTTCATGGCTTTACTTTTTAAATTCGTTGATAAAATCGGACAGCATTTTTCCGATACCTTCTACTTTTTCTTCCAGACCGGAAATACGTTTATCCTGTTCTTTTTTCTCTGCAAAAGCAGGATTCCATTCCTCCAATATCTTGTCGCAGCTATCAACAGTCGCCTTATGCTTCTCGACGGAATTCACAATCTCCAAACTTTGGTTTTTCATTGACTCTACATCACGAAGTATACCGTCACGATCGGTGGACAGAACCAGGTTGTTTGCGTATGTAACCGAAAGTGTTTCAGGAATTGAATAAGTATTGGTTACGCCATTTGCCTCCAACGTGACATCAACAACTCGCTGAGTTGTACTCATGGACGGTATTTGGCCGATAGGAGCAGGTGGAAAATAAGGATCCGAAACTTTGATCGCTTTTCCTTGAAATGCTTTTAGTTCATTTTCTTTTTGAAGTATGTATACCGGATAGCCGGGTTTTAAATCTTTGAATAACATAACCTATCTTTTTAATGATTAAGCCGGAAGAAAAATCCTCCGGCTTAATCGGTCGTTAAACATTTTGTTAGGCAGTCGTTGTGGTTTTGCCTAATGCGGCAATAAGTGTCGCGTTTTGACGAAGCTGACTGAGTTCAAGTCGGGCATCGTTATAACGCTGTTGCAGATCCTGGTTCCAATGGTTGTTCAGCGTGTCAATGATACGCTGCGTATTGTCTTGGCTGGATCGGATAATGTCACACTTATCCTGCTGTGCTTGGAAAGCCGTAGCAGCGAATCCTTGCGAGATGGCAACGCCGATATCACGCTGGCCATTTTTCAATTCTCCTGTTTGCTGACACATTGCCAACTGGTTTTGGTAGCCCATTTCCAGTATTGCTTTCTGTGTAGCGCAGCAGCAATCTTTCAGAGCCTGGATAACGTTGCAGTCACCCATGTTCACAGCATTGATCACTCTTTCTGCCGAGAATCCAACCTGTCCAGCCAGACGATCAATGCCAGCACGGACATCACAGATCGCCGAATTCAATGTGTTGAAGTCACAATTAAGGTTAGCGGCAAGTTCACGAACTGCACCGGTGTTATTTCCGATACCCTGTAAGATCAGGTCACTGTTGTGATTATCCTGCATTTGATTCTGCAAGGCTGCAATTTGTGGATTATTGCACCCTCCGTTTTCCCCACAACCATTACCCCACATGCGTTGTGCAAACATCATCCATACAAGGTAAATGAAAGGGTTGTTCCACTGTCCACCCATGCCGCCATTCATCATGGCTGCCATCGCCATCGGATCGTTGTTGTTGCGCTGATTAGCCAACAGAGCATACAGCCCGTCATTGTCCCGACGGTTGTTACCTGCTAAAATAGCAGCTGTAAGCGCATTGTCGTTGTCACCTCTGTCGCAACAAATAATTTTTTCTGCTTCCATTTTATTTACATTTACATTGAATTACGGTCAACATTAACCGCATCACAAAACTATAATCATAAAAATAGGTGGAAAATCAGTTATTTCCTAAAGACTTCTTTATCTTTTCCATATATACTCTCATTATTTTTCCTTGTTTTAAACGGTTTTCGAAATTGGCCAAAATATAGTTTACCGATCGATTAGTTTTGTGTATATAGGAGGCAATAGAAGGTGGATATAATCCGCTCTGTGAGAGAAAATACACCAATAGATATCGAGCATCCACTGTGTCTGTTGATTTACAATCTGACAGTATCAGAGATTCTGATACTTCCGTCTCCATGGAGACGACTTTCATTATAGTGACAAAGATTTCCGATTTGCACATATTGTTTTGATTTTTATGTTTATCTTTGTCGCACCCCAATAAATAGAATTTAAAACAAAAATAAACGTTCGCGTTGAAGATATCAAGCCTCCAACGTGCGGACGTTTATTTATGTCTTTTTAATTTATTGGGGAATAACTTAGAAAACGTTGGGGGCTTTTCTTTTATCTCTAAAGCCCCAAAAAAGAGCGACTATGAACAAAAAGCTATTTCTTTAGTTTGTAGACCATCCGACCAACTATGATCAGTATTGTAACAATGATAACAACTATAGCCCAGCCCCCGACCTCAATTTTCGTTCGTTGCCAAACTGTCAATTTCTTTTCAATTTCGACCGGGTATGGCACTCGGATAGTATCTGTTCGGTTTATATATAGCGTGTCTACCCTGTCCTTGTACTTGTATATGTACCTGTACCGATATTCGGCAACGGTATCGCCTCTTTGGATTACAGAGACCGAATCATGTATAAGTACGCTATCGATCCGGGTCGAGTTAAAAAACACGCTATCAATTCTGACCGTTTCAACCGGGACATAACGGACTTGCGTACGGCAAGATGTAAGCAAGCAGAACAGGACTATTACCACTAACCCAATCAACCCGCCTATCAATTCGTTTTTTGATTCTTTATCCATAAATCACAGACATTACGGTTTAACAATTATAGGTTTGAGAAAGGATTTGTACTCATTCCTGACATCGAAACAGGGACATGATTTGATAAACTCAAACGGATCGACAATACCGTTGTCGTTTAAGTCTGGTGATGTATCGCGGTGACCAAGCAGTTCAACGATATCGTACACCTGGCATATATCGTTTATTAGATCGTCCATTGCTGCTTTCTGTGCCGGGGTCCGGGTATCGGAGGGCTTACCGGTAGCATCAAGGCCACCGATATAGCAGATCCCGACGCTATGATCATTGTAACCGATACAATGTGCCCCGGCTATCGTGAGTGGCCGACCGGTTTCTACAGTTCCGTCCAAGTCGATTACATAGTTATAACCAATCTGGCTGAAACCGCGTGCACGGTGCATACGATCAATATCCTTTGCTTTGATATCCTGTCCGGCGTGTGTGGCCGAGCAATGGATGATAATTGTGTCAATCTTTTTCATTTCTTATCCTCCTTTTTCTTTACCGATTTCATATATTCTTCAAGATAATTTACTTTACTTAGAAACTTGACCGATCCAACCCAATACAAAAAGGCTATAACTTTATTGTCTGGATATACCGTGTGCATGTTTTTCAGTATATTCAGACCATAACAATACACTACTACCCACGTTATCCAACTGACAAAGGCTTTTGTGCTGTCTTTATCCTGCTCCATCATTATACCAATCCAAAAAGCAATAAGCAGGATTAAAAGGTAAATCAGAAGATAGATTATCGTCCTAAAAAATTTACTTTTCCTAAAACGCAAATCATCGGCTGCCAGCCCCCAGAACATATCTATGGTAGCCATTACAGGTATTACTATAAGAAAATGCTCGATAGGCGCAAAAAAATCTAACATTGAAGCAATTACCGCAATAGAAACAGCCTGTACCCAACCGGTAAAATCTTGTAGATATGGAATTAATCTTTGCATAATATCACATATTGAATAACACGGTAAAATATGTGGATAATAAGGCTGCTATCTCAATCCAAAACATCGGCTTGCTCTGGTAGAACTTATCCCAGAATGTTCCTTCTTTTTCTTTGGCAATGCTTAATGCCGTATATCCAACATATGGAAGCCAAGTGAGCAGCATAGGCCAGAAGTTTAATGCTGTCCAGATTTGAGAAAATAGTATAGCCATCGTTGCGCCAGCTATGTGTCCCCGGTATTGGAACTTGTCTGCCTTATAATTCGGGAAACATCCGACAACGATCATTCCGGCCAACGCCAGGTAAGCGAGAAATTCCGTACCTGGCTTACTCACATCCAGTATGGCCGGCATTAACACCATAGGACAAGCCCACATTGTAAAACGAAACCATCCTTTATGTTCTATCGCGTAGAACGTGGCACTGATCGAATAAGGTATACCTTTCTGCTTAATGCATACAGCGGTCGTATAGGCCGCAATAATCAAAATAGAAATAACAATTAACCAAATCATAAAAACTTGTCTTAAAGTACGTGCCGAATTTGGATACCGCCCGGCACAAAAGGCGGCATAAACTTATCTACAGGGTAATTTCGACATAATGGCCAACCAATGCGGACAAGTCCTGTACCAAGGCAATCCCACTATCCCGTATACACTTATAGGTTACATTGTCCTGTTTGTAATACTTACCGACTTCGAGGACCATTCCGGCAAATAAGGGATCATGGTCTTCGTTGTAGGGTATCGGATCTTCAGCAGTACCGGCATGTTCTTCGGTAACTTCGTGCCAGAGTGAATGTGATCCCTGTCCCGGCCGCCAGTCTTCTTGTGTCCGATGAGCCAAGTCACATTCATAAAGTTTGTCACCTTCCTGATATCGATCTTCCTTGTTTACATCAATTCCGACTTTCCATACCGGATGCCGGTCCTTTACTCTTAGAGCTTCGGATGCCGTCAGGCCGTATGTATTGATCTTTTCAGTCGCTTCTTGGTCTAATTGGTTGAGTGCCAAAAGGCGGCTAAATTCACGATTTACGGACGGTCCTTCACCTTCCGGATAAGTCCATTCTTCACTTGATAAAAGTTCAATAAACTCCGGATCCGTAGATTCATATCTCGGAAATTCCTCGTCGCCGAAAGGTGATAGAAATTCCTCATGCAAGATTACCTTGCTTTGATCCGTACTCGTTCTCATTTCGGGCAGTATTTCAATACCATGTGATTTTGCCCATAATAAATCTACTATTGCGTATTTCATATCCCAATTAATTTTTAATGTTACTTTGCTTTTAGGGTTTGGAGGTACTTATATGCTTTGATACAGTCGTCTTTGGAAAGAATCTGATTGTTATATATGCCTAAGTTCTTAAAAATCATTTTAGTATATGCTTTACTGTTATAACCTAAATATAAACTGGATTGTGCTCCTTTAGTTCTGCCTATGCTTAATTTATATTCAGTCCAATCCTCGCCATATACTCTACCATCAGAACAAATAGCTTTCAATGATTTTAAACCTTCCATATCATTACGAACACCACTGGAACAAACATAGATACTGATACCTATAGAAGCATTGTTATACACATACAAGTTGTTAGTTTTAATTATACCAGCATAACTATAATTACTCACAGGTAGCAATTTCCATTCACCAACAACCGTAAAATCCTCACCCATTTTAAAAGCTGAAGAATCTATCTTATCATCCACCCCATCAGTAACTAGATAGTCTTCGTATTCGGGGATTTGCTCAACTAAAACATCTACTTCTTGTGAAGAATTATACCATATACCATTCGTAGAAGTTGCTGCATACTGTTTTTGGAAAGTGTATGTACCATCTTTATTAACGCTAATATATTCACCGCTTTTGTTTGCATTTCCAATTAAACAACGATCACCTTCTTTCATGCCTGTGATACGTATCTTCCAATCAGCAGAGTCAGATTCGTTTAATAAAATCAAAACATTGCTGCTGTTTCCGGTTCCGATCATTCTAAACGAATCTTTTTTTACATCTGTGGGCTTAACTACATTATCTCTAAGATTAAATGAGTTGAAGTTATATGCATACAACCCATACCCACTCCCTTCTGCAAACCCAAAATTCGACAGTAAAAGATCATTACCATTGCCCGTAATGTTGGCAATAGTAGCACGATCTTCGTCCTCGTTGGTTTTGCCGGTGACTGTCCATGCCTGGTCGGGAAAGAGCCACGGATAGGTTTTAACAAAGTAGTCTTTGATCTTGGTCAGTTCTTCTTCGGTGGCATCGTGGTCGAGAAATACAAGTTCCCAGATAGCGACATTAGAACAATTTCCGATGATGTTATTTAATTTTCCAACAAAAAGCGAGTTTGTCCCTTTAAAAGAACCTGTTGTTATAGGTACTCCTTTATAACTTTTAGATGTTTGATAGGTAAAATTATTTGGCAAATCCATCTCTATATTAACATTTCCGAAAGATACAGGTCTATTAACAAACTTATTAGTTGCATTATTACTGTTGTATTCTAAAACGAAAGCACCATCATTGAACCAATTCTTTACATTAGATACTAATCCAGAGATTCCTTCACCCATTGAAATCCACTGTCTCAACGCCACAACCGTATATCCCTTTTCCTTAGTCAGAATAGGGAAGTTATCACAGGTACCGTAATCGTCTACTCCGTCAAAGACGAGTGCACCGGGATAAACATCACTAATACCCGAACCCTCCTTCCAAGCGAAATTCTTGAAGGATAGGAACCTGCCCTTGCCGTCAGCATCCTCAAGGCGAGGATCGTCCATCGCTGCCATCATCTCGTTCGTCAGACCACCGAAATGCCAGCGCGTAACGTCACCAGGAAGCACCGGGAAGCCGTCGCCGGAACTGCCGCCACCAGTCATCTTCCTGTATACAGGAAAAGGAGCATTCAGGTACAGCCTATTTAACTGTACCTGATTAAGCCATATTTTGTTTAGCCCGATCATGATTGATATGCTATTTTTGCCAATGTCACTTCTGCCCCGCTCTCTATGCGGATGTGCATGCCGGCAGGGACATTCGGGATCTCAAAGTCAAGTTTGGCCATAAGTGGCCATGCCGGAGGCAATGGGATGGGAACATAGTCCTCTCCGGTCATCGACTGTTGGACACTCAAGGTTCCATATGCTCCGCCAACATTTGTTCGGGTGATCTTGATATTAAACGGGCCTGTTGCCTCGAACTCGCAAACGTACAGGTCACCTTCTTTATTAAATGTCAAATCCTGCAATTCCATCACTTCACCATTTTATCAAACAATACTGCTAATGCGCCTGCCGGCACATCCTTATTGGCATCAACAAGCTTGTCAAATGCAAGCTCCGTGAGAGATTCGATTTTCACATCTACCTGTTCGTTGTTCATTCCTCCTTCAAATAGCCCTTTATCCTTATCGTAGACACCGATTTGAACCGCTTTCAAGTCCCGGTTAAACTGTTCGTTCATCTTGTTAAATGACGTAATTTCCAAGTCCGATACAGTACGGCTACCACCGGCTGCCACAGCCTCATTGCTTTCGAGCATCTTCATTACCAAACCGTCGTAACCATCCGGTTTGAGACGTTCTTTTGCGAGATCCAGATCAGCATTATATTTGTCGACCACTTCGCGAAGAGTCCTAAGATTTTTGATTACTTTTAAACGATCAGACGTTTCCATACCAGACAATTTCAGATCTTTCAGTATGGCAAATAGTTCTACAGCTTCGATTATCTTCATGCTCAAGCCTCCATAATCGTTTGAGTATTGATATCAGATACCATCTCATCAATCAATTTCGATGCTTCCGTACGGTATTGGATGTACTGAGCATCATTTAAATTGATACCCAACAATGAATAGTTACCGATGTGGGTAACCCCATCCGCCAAGATGATATTACCACTTACAGCCGTAACATTGCCTTCGTTCGCTTCGGCCGTCCCATTTAATGTTACATGTTCGCCGTCATATACGACATCACAGATCGTTCTTTTGTTAAAAATCTTCTTCATACCTCTTTGTTTTATTGTTAAACTGTTAAATTAATATTGTTCGCCTGCCAAACAAAGTACGCTCCTGGCGTATTGTCCGGTTCCGTTGCAAATTCCATCATCATCAAATATTTTTCCCCACTTGGGTGCATATTGCCCTCTGGACCATACATAAGATCGCGGATAACTACATATGCCGTAACCGAGCTTTTTGCCGGGATATCTATTTGATTAACTATAGTGCCGGATGCATTCATTAGGAACAGCCAGGGCCGGGAAGATACTATCTCACTTCGTATCTCATAATCGCTTCCATAATCGTAGTCCAGGATATGCACGACAATACTTTCTTTATTAACCGTATATGCACCGGTATCCTGTTCATTCTTCAGAATGGCCTTCAGGTATATATCTTTACTTTGGATATTCAACACACCTGTATTGGGTGATGTGACTGTGTTAATGTCAACAAACTGTGCTGTAGTCAGATTATTAGCTGCTGCAATCTGTGGAACACTGATCGAAAACGGAAGCAACAATGATTCGCGAATTGTCATCTTTATCGGGTATTCCATGTTCGGATTGTGATAAAGAGGCCAATATGTAGGCCCATACGTTTCCCCATCTTGGGCGATCACTTCGCTGCACAAGCAAAAATAGAGATAGTATGTGCCCGCCGAAAACTTACTCCCATTGATGTTCCCCCGAAGATTTAGTTCGACATCATTCATGGATGAATAAATAGGATTCGTACCGGTTAGAAATGTACTATTATTCTCAGAACCATCTTTTTCGACATAACAGCCCAAATAACAGTTCTTCAGCGGTAATGTTGTTGCTGTAAAATCATCCCAAGATAAATTTGTAGTCTTGTCAACAGATGGATTAGTTGCATAAAACACCTGCGAAGTCACTCTATTAATGTCGATTTCGATTTTTGTCGGCACATTAAGTTGCACAAAAGGTATGGCATCCGGATTATATCCCCTGAAATCCCCAAGACGGAACGGCTCCGTGTCACCTCCATCCGGAGCATCCCATTCCCATACTGCCTTACAGGCTTGAGACGGAGAATTATATCCCGTGATCTTTATACCACAGTTATTGTATTTCCCTTTATACCAGTTAGGATAGACTGTGCGTATGTCTTCGCCAGCATATGCAAACTTGACAGGCTTATTCTTTGCAAATATATTGATCCTCTTATTTCTTGCGCCGCATAAAGTCGAAAGTCTTGCTCTTAAATAACCAAAAGCGAACGAAACATACTTCATCGATATGTCAGTTGATTTGAATACAGCCATTATGCAACCCTCCCTTCTTTTAATTCGTCGATTTCACTCTGTAACCAAATTACAGTATCTTGTAAACGCTTTATTTGCTGTTCCTTTGTAAGCTCCCAATGTGACCTACTCCTAACAAGATTATCAAGCGACACGTGCTTATAATACAACTCCCGGATACCGACAAGAGACAGGACACTAAGCTTAGAATAATCTACACTGTAGTAACCTTCTTCATCCATGTTGACGACTTCCGGAAATAGTGGTAATACGGCCTGTGCTGAGACACCAATCAATATCGGGGAATCATCCCAATTTTTCATCTTGTAACGAAATACGCCGACCTTTAAAATAGAAGGCAGAACATTCACAACATCGCTGATGTAATCTTTCAATCTCATATCGGACCAAGTGCCATTTCCGTATGACGTAAGATTTCCGGATGCATCTATTCTCACTCCCATTTTACTACTGCTCACGTAATTCAAGTACAAATTATTAACGTAGTAATTACTGGAAGATCCACTATGAACGCCCCTAACCTGATTATTATATATTTCGACACCGGTTTCCGACGCACGAGAATCAGAGTGGGTAGGAGTAAACATGGAACCGGTACTTTTAAACATTGCTCCTCCGTTACTGTTCAAGTTGAAACGATTCGTATCCCAACTGCTTCCTCCGCCTGAAACGGTTCCCCGTGTTAAGGTTAACGTTCCTCCGCTAAATGATGCACTCGCAATCACATTTCCACTACCATTAATACTCACGGATGTGACGAGGCCAGACGGCTTACTCCCAATTTCACTCCAACTATATGACGGTTTACTGCTACCGATCCATGACGGTTTACCGCTAATTTCGCTCCATGTGTACGACGGCTTATTGCTACCGATCCATGAGGGCTTACCAGTTATGTCAGACCACGCAACAGACGAAGAACCACCACCGCCGGAATTGACAGCATAGAGTTGACCTAAAGAGTTTATCTTTATAGTGCTGTTATCGTACTTGACAAGTCCGTAAGTGGACGATGTGGCCGTACCCGCGATATCCGAGGCCGAACCGATAGAAAAAGCAATTACATCACCAGTAGAAGATAAAGTCCCATAGTTATCGATCCTAACATAGGTTGAATCATCGACGTAATTGAGGTACAAATTGCCAACATACTTGGTGCCGGCATATGCACTTTGCGTATTGGTCCCTCGAACCTGGTTGTTATAAATCTCGACACCTAAATAGGATATTGGCGAATCCGAATGAGTAAAAGATGTCATTGTACCTGCACTCTTAAATACGGCCCCACCATTGCTGTTCAAGTTAAACCTATTCGTATCCCAACCGGCTATCCAGGAAGGGATGCCGGATAATTCGCTAAAGCCTACTGAATAAAAGGTCCCATTTCCGGCCAGGTATTTCGAACTACTGCCGGAACCGGATAAAACAGTGAAAGTACCATTCCCATCCTTTATAAAGCCTGCTCCGTTAGTAAGCTGGCTCGTATTGCTTGGAATTGATATACTCTTAGAAGAGCTGCCATCGTAAGATCCGGAGCTATAGCCCGACCATGACAAGCTATAGGGGTTTTTAAGTGCCGTAGGAATCTGGGATAACAATGCAAATGTGCTATCCTTGACATATGTCAGCGTTTTTGTAGTTTTGTTATATGTGAGAGATGTGACGGCGTTACCGGTCCCGGAAGACACGACAAGTTCAATACCGCTGCCTCCTCCTTCAAAAGACGGATCTACACTTATATATCCATTGGTATCTATCACTATGCCGCCGCCGGACTTAATACCAACCATGCCGACTTGGGTAGTGCTTGCAACAGGCAACTCAGCATCTTCCCCTTGTCCGGAAACAAAGGCTATCACATCCTTCTGGGCAAGGATAGTTTTTGCAAACGTCTTTTGCCCGGTGATAGTCTGATCCGTACTGATAGTGACCATATCCACAACCTTCAACTCCAATTTTTTGAAGGCGTTATTAACACTGTCACCCGCTGTTATCAAGGGATTATCTGGTAAAGGGATGTAGCCATACAGCGATGTGGTGGGAGTAAGATAATGATTATCATTCAAAAACTTCCTCAATTCTGCTTCATCGAATCCACCACCTTCAAGGATGCTTTCGTCTACTCTAATGTAGCCATTGCTGTCAATTATAAGGCCGCCCCCCTGCGTTACGCCAACCAAACCGATTTGATTATACGACGCAATAGGAAAGTCTATATCCGCTACCGGTTCTTCCGTGCTAAAGGCAACAACGTCTTTTTCCGAAACGGCTGAATACTTTGTTCGGATGTACTCCTTGCCTTCTTCCAGAGCTTCGCCGGCCGCATTGGTAGTAATGAGATCCCAATAACCGGTAAACGAAGATCCGCCGATATTTGAGCCTCCTGAAGAACTTTCGCTCCCGGAAGTTCCCTGGCTGGCCGATCTCCTTTTACTTCGAGGACTGGCTGGATATTTATTTAATATGACATTATATTGTTCCATCAAATTCTACCCCTTCATAATTGTCGGCATCGAACCTTACCATCAGTATCTGACTTTCGTCATTATACAGGCGTTGTGTCTCACTAATGATGATATATTTACCGGGTTCATTGCTATCTGTATAAGTGCTAAATTCCGGGAGCAGGACAACTGTCCCTGAAAGCGTATTGTGCCGGGATGCATAATTGCTATATACGGAACCTATCAGCAATCTTTCAAGAAGGTCTGTTATGCCTGCTCGATTAAATTCTGATATGACCGAATAGTCGGATGTTTTATACAATTGTCCTTTAGCCACCGGGGATGGAGCCTCCATTGTCCCCAAGATCGTATCAATCTGCAAATCTTCTTTTGCATCACGGTTAATCCACGCTTTATGCTCAAAATCCTTCGCATTGATATTTTTGTAATTTTTATCGACAAGGCTTATGGCCGGGTTCTTGTACAATATCCAACGGCACTGGTCATATAGTTGTCCCTTTATTTCTTTTTTATAATCATAAGCAGGCACTCCATAACCTACCTGCAATTCCAAATAACCGGATTTATCCGGTAGATCAATAAATTCTCCTCTACCCGCCTTATCGAACAAAACAGGTAACCCACCTCGGTAGTAACCTATGATTTGTTTATTCGTTTGCCATCCGCCTAAACCGCTTTCATTTTTACGGTTTCCTTCATACCAACAAAACCAGGCATCCCCCCAACTTCCTTCTCCGGTGACCCATTTGCAATTGCTAGCATTATGTTCGTAGCTGTCACCATCCTTCACTAACTTATTTTCCCAGTGATACAGAGCTTGTCCATCCTTGTCTCTAAGCGTTAGGATAAACGGAGCATAAGCGAAGTTCGCCCAATCCTGTTGATCTTCCCAATTCCCTTCTTCGTTTTCTCTTGATGCTTCCTCAAAAGGATTATAGCGAGGGTCAAACAGCATATCGATGGTCAGTTTCAATCTAAAATCACGCCTGTTGAGACCGATATAGCCAAGATAAGGGCGTTCAGGGACTCTTAATACCATTCCCCCGATCGTGGAAGACGGTTTTTCCAAATGTCGGATATCCCCGCCGTATGTATTTGTTACGGTTATGGTCCATGCTACTCCGGCTGAAGCTTCGCCCGAATGGATGGGATCAATACGATAATAAGCAGCCCTATCCGATATTTCAACACCTTTTCCTTTGTCCGAATAGGCTATGCGAAACCCCGGAGGGGATACCATTACTCCAAAGTCATTCTTAGTTCTGTCCACTTTAATCTCCATTCCATCCCCTGGAACACTGTCGGGATCAACTTCACCTTTCATCAAATCCATATTCTCATATGGAGAGAACGTGACAGTTACATTATTGTACACCTTATCAACTCCCACTACGGAATCATCCGAATCCCAAACTATCGTTTCCGGCTCAAACGAAGTGTAAATGTCATTTAAATCATATACGACGATTTTACCACCTTTCTGGATAAGACGAAGAGCAAACGGACGAAGTGTTTCATCCAGGACTTCACGCATACTCATCGCCTCTCCGTCTTCATCATAAAAATTCAAGAGATTCACCGATACTGCATCCAGAATGTTTTCCGTCCCATACTGGGACATTTTCGTGCTTATATGCTCCTCAAGTTCTTGAAACCTTATGCCGGTTCCCGCCAATGATTCATTAATAATCTCTCGAAGAGTCATAAATCCGGTTTTGTTCCAACTCAACCGATCCAAGATGGCCATGTCTGCAAACGTTATTTCTACCCCATAGTCCGTTTTGTACGCGAATGGTTCCTCGTACAATTCAGGATCGAGCGTACCGGACCAATATAACGCACCGTCCCGGAGCACATCCATACGGATGCTGCCAGCCTTGATCGTGTACAAGTCTATGAATTGCCGGTCGTTGTCCGAGTATAGCTGGAGCGTGGCATTGCTGGACTGGACAGGTTCCAACTTATCCGTTTCCGGCCACTCGATTTCAAGAGGCTGCTCACAAAAAGCAATGTCAGATACATTACCGGCATAACCTTCCTGGTATATCTCAATTTCATACAGGACCTGGTTCAGACTATGAAATCCGCCCTTATATCTCAAACCCATACTCATCGTGTCCTCCTTTTTTCATGTTCAACTCCACGTAAGGCTATATATAGATCCTTTCCTTTGACCTTGGTTTCCAGGTACAGGCTTTTTGCAGATAAACCGGTTGGCTCCAACATGGAACGGAGTTTATTTAATGGCGCAATCACTTCCGGATTATTCGAAGCTCCGGAATATTCACCAACCAAGGCCAGTGTAGGACCGGACACGATACCACCGGCAGCAAAAGCCGTTATGTTTTGTAATGCCGCTTTTGCAGCAGCAGTGGCTGCAATCAAGGCCGAACCGGCAATAATTCCCCCGATACCACTCCAAGCAATCGCTTTGAGAGCTTCGGATGCCATACCTGCGGCGATCAAGGCCGAACCGAATTGTTGCAACATATCCATAAGGGAGAGAAGGAATGATCTAAGAATCTCCAACCCGTTTCCTGAAGCAACCGCTTCCCCAAATCCTTCCATAAAGCCCTGTATGCTGTTCGACAGTATGCCGGACATCTGTCTGGCTGTGATCTGAGCTTCTTTCACAAACACATATCCGCTTTCGCGAATCTTTTGCTGTACTTTCTGATAAGAATTTTCGTCTATTTTAAGAGGAAATTCTATCGCAGGGACATCCATTGCCTGAATATTTGGCAACTTTAAAAGTTCCTTATCTCCCTTTGTCAGATTACCTTCTGCCGCAGCAAAAATCGTTTTTTTCATAAGTTCCAGGCGTGCTTCATAAAGGCGAATCTCTTTTTCCAAAGCTACCTGCTGTTCTTCTGATGCTTTCGATTGGATTTCTTTGAGGTTTTTGATTTTATTTTCAATGCCTCCAATAGTTTTTAGGTTAGTGTTCAAATCTTCATTGTTACCGTTTTTGTCAGGCGTAATGATAACTTCTCCTATTTCCGTAATTTGATTTGTTTTTCCCAAAAGAAGGTCCACGCGTTTATTTACTGCGTCAATTGCACTTTCCATTTGATAAAAACTTTTCAAATAATCATAAATACCACTTCTGGTATCGCTATCAAATTTAACCTGTGGAAAAGTCGTTTGTATATTTTTCATTGCTTGCTGAAAAGCTTCTCCAAGTGTGTCTCCAGCTTCACGCCATTTAGGGGCATCTTGAACAAGTGAAGCAATGATCTGATCAGATATAGGTGTAGATAGTTTTTGGTTTGACAAAGCCTTTTGCATATTGTATACAGCTTCAGCTTGACTTTTTGAGGCTTCATTCAAAAGTTCGTCAATTTGAGAAGAACGTGCTTTAAGTGCAATCTGTGTTCTTAAATTAGAATTTATAGCTGTATATACAGTATTTAGTTCTCCCAATGAGGATTTTTCAGATAGCAAATACGGCATATACTTTTCATATGTATCATTAAGCCTGTCTATAGCTTTTTTTCTGGCAGCAGTACCTTCAGTAGTAGCCATGATTTCGTTATAAATATAACGAAGATTGTTACTCTCTTTAAATAACTCTTCATTATAGCTTATAGCGGTATTTCGTAAAGCTTCGAATGCTTTTTCATTACTATCCGTTGCATCCGACAAAACAAACAAACTTTTGGTAAAATCAAAGATTTCCTTACCATACATTGATAAGACCGTCACTCCTGCAACTAATGCAGTTTGCCAGGATAACAACGATCCTGCGACCTGTTTCCAAACAGGAACAGCCTTTTGTCCTGAAGCGATTAATTCCTGATTTTCTTTACGAACAGCCGATATCGAATCCGCCAAGATCGGCAAGTTGTTGGAGATAGCAAGAAAAAATGTATTTGCACTGATTGCCAGTGCCGGTAATTCCCTTGCCACCTGCTGAACGGACACATTCAGGGAATTGAATCTCGGAGTGACTCTTTTTGTGGAATTTTCCAATGCTTCAGAGGCCGTAGCTGCCTCTTTCCCCAGGCTTTGGTATTGTCTTTTCAAGTTGTCGACAACATTGGAAATATTCTTCACGTTACCCACGGATGCATTGGAAACAGCAGACAACCGACCGGAGATGCCATTCAGGCAGCCGACTACCTGATCGGCAGATTGTTTGACAACCTTCAACTCCTTGTCGATCGTTTTGGAAACACCGGAAACCTGGTCCCGCATCCGAAGCAATATGTCATATGTAATACCTCTATCCGCCATATTCCTTTTTTACACGTTCGAAATCTTCTCTCGTTGCTATTTTTATCTGTTTATTTTCCTGTTTTTCCTTTTCCCAGTCAAACCGGACAATGTCTGTCGGATTCAGTTTCTTTTTCGAAAAAGGAGTCAATATGCAATGTGCCATAAACCGGGTCTGTTCCCAACTACTGCGGAAAAAGACCGTTTCATTTTGGTTCCACTGCCCGGCGATCTCACAGAACTCTTCGGGGGTCAGCTGTAGGAAATCCGTCCGGCTCATGCCTATACGGCCTACAGCCAGCCCAAGCAGTTCCAGGATGGTTATCCTTTTTTTTTAGATTGTGCCTTTTCCGTCTCACAAGAGGCCGCTTGCGCCTGAAAGTTTTCGCTTTGCCATCCTGAAAGATCTTCAGGTGACATGTGGTCGGCCATATCCATCTCGTCCTTGAACGGCAGTTCCACGCCGTCCGCCCTACAGGAAGAGACCAGGCAACAGAAGATCAACATAATGACCAGAGCGATATCCGTTCCCTGCATCTCGGTAACCTCCTGTCCGGTCCTTCGTCTGAATTCCAGCATGGCCCCCATGGTCAGCCGGCAGGGATATTCCGTATTATTGATTGAAATTGAATGTTTTCCCATTGTAATGATACTATTTATTAGGATGCGACTTGTTTGGTCAGCACATCCCCGCTTGACGAAAATTGTGCACTGTACGTCACATCCTCACCGACCTGTGAAGTCTCTTCCAGAGAGTCTATAACGAATTCCCCTTCCTCGTAATCGTCCCCTTCCTGTTCGTCCGCTTCCGCGAAACCATATTTTAACAGGACGTTCTTCTTCTCCTTCATGGTTTTCAGCAGCAACTTTTTATCCTTGTCGCCAAAAGCCCGGAGCGCATCGGCCTTGATCGTAACTGTGACTGAAGTGATCCTTTTTTCCGGGTTGCCTCCGGGAGAGTCCTTCGTCAGCCTTTCTTTTGTTTCCGTATTATACGTGATCGTATGGCTGGTAGCCAATGCCTGCGCCTGCCATACCGGAGATTCATTCGTCTCCGCAGTGTTGATATACAGCATCAGGTTCCTGCCATCCAACGGTTCTTCATTATTTCTTGCCATCGTCTTTTTTATTTAGTGATTAATAAAAGATACCGAAAGCCTCAAACACTTTCATGCCTGAAGCCTTCAGTGGACAATCATGCCTTGTCTTCCAACAATGCAATCACACCCTTCTGATCGTCACGAATGATGTCGGCTCCGTAACGGGTGAACGACTCGATGATCGTGCCGCCCAAATAACCCGGAGCTTCCGCATTAATGATCGTTCTGAGTCTTCCTTCCGCACGGCAGACCATCTTGTCGTTCCAGAATAAGGCCCCTGAAAGCAGGGAGTCCTTTACTTCTGCATCTCCCCTTAAAGGGGTTTTTCCGTTATACAATACTCCATTGTGCCCTTCTTCCGTCGAACGCTGGAAGATGTCGATGCCAAGGATACGTCCGATAACCCCTTCCTTCAGACGGGATTCGTTTCCTGTTTTGTAATAATCGACAAATTCGGGTATAGCGAGTAAGTCGGTGTACATGTCAGCCGTCACCATGCCGTACCAATTGCCTCCCATTCCGGAAACGCCCATTCGCATCATCAGGTTAAGAACCTTCAGAAGGTCCTCTTTCGTCAGGGCCTTTCTTTGCGAAGTGAACCCCATCACGTTTGACGGACGTGCGCTTCCTGTCGTTTTCAGAATGTTCGCTTCCAATTTGGGACACCAGTGTTCCATCGTATAAGCGGCGACTTTCGTGTTGATCTCCGCAGCCTGTTGTTCCTGCTTGGTTTGACGCTTGTTGTAGTTGACAAGCAATTCGGACTGCGAGTCGATAAGCAGGGGAGCACAATAGATCAATGTCGTATTGTACTTTTTCGTGCTGTCCGTTGACGTTTCAACAGACAAGGGCAAAGAACTGGGTTTACCCTCTTTCGCTTTGCTGATCTTTGTCTGTACAGGCTTTTCCACCTGTTCGGTTTTATCAGCCACCCCGGTCTCACCAATAGACTTCTTATAAAAACTATTGTCCGGGAAAATGAGCTTTTGTAGTTCGCTCGAATAAAGTGTCGTTCTTATTTCTGCCATATTCTAATCGATTTGTACGGCATCGGCCGTTTGGATAAATTTTTCACCATCATACACATATTCGGCAACTTTTGTTTTGCCGGCAACACCGGCAGTCGCTTTGCCTGCCATACCTTCTCCGGGAGTAAGGCTTTCCGTGGCGGTCGTCCTTGTTTTCACGACAAGGCGGGCACCCGGTTCCACGTCCTTGCTGATCGCAAGATTAAGGGTGCGTGCCCCGGTTGCGATGACGCTTGCACCATCTACGATTGTCAGGTTGTTATAAATATCGACAGCCTGATTTCCCGTGGCCGTCAAACTGACAACGTCTGCCTTACCGAAGGGCCACTTTACGATTGGATTCTGTAATTCCGTGTTCATAACTTTTATGCGATTGAAGATTCATATTCGTTGAGCAGGCGGTTGAAACGTTCCGGATCTTCCCGTTCCATTTTAAGCAGAGCATCCGGATTGTGCTTTTGGTACCAATCCCAGTCATGGCTGTCGTTTCCGCCTTTTTTCTCCTTTTTACCCACACGATCGAGGACATCACTTAGCCGGCGGTTTTCCGTTTGTCCGGCAGGTTTACGGGTAAGTTCCCCGTCCTCTTCTGTTTGTTTGTCTACCTCTTTGTCCTGAACATCGGATATCATTTCCGCGAATAACTCGAAATCGGCATTGGCCAGCCGCTTCATCCGGTCTTCATTCTTGTCCGTTACTGTCCCGTTCTTTTTACCCAAAGAGAGCAATTGTCCGATAAGGGCATCCCTCGTTTCGTTTGCCGTCTTCTTTTTTTCAGCAATGGCATCCAGTATCTGCTGCTGGCTTGCATCCTCCATAAGGCCGAGAGCTTTTGCAATTTCTTTCATGTTTGTCTTTTTATTAGATGATTGATATTCGTTATTGATCCGGCTCAAAAGTTCCGGAACGGATAGATTGCTTAATTCCTCCTTGCGGGGAGTCGTGACCACATCATCGCACAGGCCCGCCGATTGTGCTTCCAATGCGGAAAACCAGGTTTCATCCTTCATCAGCGATGTTATCTTATCCTTGTCACAGCCCCTTCTCGAAAGGATGGTACGAAGGGTGTCGGCAATGGAGTTTAACGCTTTGCGGTCCTTTGCCGACAGTTTTTCACTTTCCATACCGGGGATATGGGGATCATGGATCATGAGCTTTGCATAATCCTGCATGCTCACCTTGTCGGACGATATCGCAATGACGGCAGCCATGCTTGCCGCAATGCCATTCACATGCGCATGGATATAGGCTTTTGCCGAGAGAATGGCCGATACGACCGACAACCCTTGCGAGACGCTTCCCCCGTCACTGTTTATAAGGATGTGGATGGTGTCAGCCTCCTTATCCAGATTCGCAATATCATAGGCCATCCGGTTTCCGTCCACGTCACGGCCTATCACACCATACATCCGTATGGTAGCTTCGCGCTTTTCCTTGTTTTCTATAAGTTCATAAGCCATTTTATTTTTCGCGTTACTGTGATTTGTTGATTGATTTCGACAGCGAAGTAAAGGCCGTAAAAGACCTGCCGCAAATAAAGTTCCAAGGGTTGTAATAAAGATTGCAAGGCTTGGTACTTTTCTTTTCCAAAAGGATTTATGCCGTCACCTTTGCATCATAAAAACACGTGACATGGACGACAAATACATTGCCTACATATTGTTCAAGGAAGGAATTTCCGGACAGGAGATCGCACGGATCATGAAAAGGTCCGAGCAGACAATATCCAGATGGAAAAAGAACGGGGCCTGGGAGCAGAAGGCGACAGAAGACCTTATGGCCATGCAGACAATACATGAAGACATCCGCGACCTGGTCCGTTACCAACTCCTCCAGCTGCGCAAGCTGAAGGACCAGTATATCAAATCGGAGGCGGATGGCGGGGAGCCCCGGTTGATCGGCAAAGGGGACATAGACGGGGTGCGGGACCTCTACAACATGATAAAGCCGAAGGAAACCGACTGGACGGCATTGGTCAGGACTGTACGGAAGATCAACAAGTTCCTTACGGACAACTACCCTGTTTTGGCACGTGACGTAGCTCCAGCCTTGAATGATTTTTTAAATGAGGAAAGGGGAGGGAATAGATCATGAGCCTGGAGATGAATTTAAGCCGAAAGGAGCAGAAAGAATATGAACAGTGGCTCAGAGAAATGCAGGAGACGGTCCGTCTCGAACCGATCCGTGAGGAAACGGATGAGCAAAAAGGCAGGCGAAAAGCCTCCCTTCTGAAAAACTTCACGAAATTCTGCCGTTATTATTTCGAAGACTTCATGGATGCCGATTTTGCCTGGTTCCACAAAAAAGGAGTTGGCCTGATCGTCGAAAACGACAACATCATGTTCGTCGGAGAATGGCCGCGTGAACATGCCAAATCCGTTGTCATGGACATATTCCTGCCAATGTACCTTAAGGCTTTGGGAAAACTTACTGGCGTTGTCCTCTCCTCGGCCAATGAAGATAAGGCGGACGGATTGCTCGCAGATTTGCAGGAACAGCTGATGTTCAACCAGCGTTATATTGCCGACTACGGACCGCAGTACAAGTCGGGGAAATGGGACACCGGGCATTTCGTCACGAATGACGGGATCGGTTTTTGGGCATTCGGTCGCGGACAATCCCCGCGTGGCGTACGTGAAGCCGCGCTCCGTCCCAACCTGATTATTGTCGACGACATAGATGACGCTGAAATATGCAAGAATGAAAAACGCGTACAGGAAGCCACGGACTGGGTGTTGGGTGACCTGTACGGCTGTGCACCGACCAAAGGCAGCCGTTTTGTCGTGATCGGGAACCGTATCCATAAAGGCAGCATCCTCTCACATATCGTCGGAGATGTTGAAGAAGGCGATCCGGTGAAAGAAACGATAACCCATCTGAAAGTATATGCCCTTGAAAACCCGCGCACACACGAAATGGACCTTTCGGAAAAAGGCGTGCCGGCATGGAAAGAAAGATATACCAGGGAACAGATCCTGACGAAGATGAAGAACATGGGACAGCGTATTGCCCTTCGCGAGTTGTTCCACCAACATATCGTAATTGGCCGGGTGTTCCGCGAAGAACACCTTCCCTGGGCCGACCTGCCGCCAATCGACAACTGCGAGAAGCTGGTCACCTATTGCGATCCCTCTTACAAAGACTCGAAAAAGAACGATTTCAAGGCAATCGTCCTGATCGGCAAGAATGGTCCTTACTTTGACATTTACGATGCGTTTTGCCGCCAGTGCACCACCCCTGAAATGGTCCGCGGCCATTACGCTCTGGCGGAAGAAATACCCTCGCATAGAAATTGTCCGCACTGGATGGAAGCGAATTTCATCCAGGATATACATCTTGAAAAATACGATGAAGAAGCGGAAAAAAGAGGCTACAGCATTGCCATCAGGGGAGACAGGCGGGATAAACCGGACAAAGTGGAGCGCATCGAAAACCTTTCCGCATATGCGGAGAGGGGGAGGATCCGCTTTAACAAGGCATTGAAGCACAGTCCGGACATGCAGGAGATCCGTCAGCAATTCCTTGGATTTCCGGATGCTCCGCACGATGACGGTCCCGATGCCGTGGAAGGTGGCATTTATAAACTTAACAAGCCCGGAATGAAACAAACCGGCGGGCTTAGATCCGCAAAATACAAACACAACAAATATAGACGACCATGGTAGTAGATTATTTGCAGACATGCGATTTCCTTGTTTTCATATCGGAAGCCTCACTAAAAAAGCTCATCCGCGATGAAGACTGTAAGATACTCAACGCACAGAAAATGGCTTACGGGTATATTTCCGAGAAACTGTCCGGACGTTATCAAATAATAAAGGAACTTTCGAAAGAAGGGGACAGCCGGAATGCTTCGATGGTCCGGTGGATGACCGTCCTCACGGTTTATTTTCTCTATCAGTCCGTCCCGGATGAAAGTATCCCGGAAAGGGTAAGGTTAAACTACGAAGACGTGCTGAAAGAGATCGACCGGGTCGCATCCGGCAAGGACAACAGCACGCTCATCCCGGTTTTGGATTCCTCCGGCAAACCCCGGACATCATTCCGGTGGGTTTCCAGTCCGAGGCGAAGTCATAATCCTTTTGGCTGATCTGTGTCCTCTGTGTAAACATCATCTAAATACAATTCGAAATGGATATAAAAAGAATTACAAACAAAATAGCGTCCAAGTTCGGCATGAGCCGAAAACGTAAGTCGTCCCTTTTGAAACGCCAAGGTCCCACACGGGTCAACATGGAAATGAATAACCTCGTGAAGGCCGCTCTGGAAGCCCTTGATCCGGATAATTCCGACCGGACAGGCCTGCTGGATATATATGAAAACACATGGAAAGACAGCCAGGTCATCAGCGAGCATGAAAAGGCGGAAGCCTTTCTGATCACGGAGCCTTTTGAGGTCTGCAAAAAAGGCAGTGACAGCGAGGATAAGAAACGGACCCAGCTTTTGGATCGTCCCTGGTTTACGCGTTTTCTGACCTTTGTGATGGACAGTGAGTTTTGGGGATATCAGCTTATCGAATTCGGTGAGCAGGATTCCAAAGGCGAATTCGTGGACGTGAAAGTCTTTCCAAGAGAGCATGTCCGTCCTTTTGAGAAGATAATCACGATAAACCCTTGGGATCGTGACGGCATATCTTACGAAGGACATGAAACGGCGTTTTTCCTTTTGCCCGTCGGAGATCCGGAAGTGCTTGGAAAATTGGAATCTATCAGCCGGGAAATCATATGGAAAACTTATGCACGGTCGGACTGGTCGGAGTACAACGAAAGGTTCGGGAAACCTTTTATCACCTATGAGACGGACACCGACAATGAAGAAGAACGGGAAAAAGCGATGGAGATGGCCGTCCGTTTTGGCAGTAACCTGGTTGGAGTCGTCGGCAGTAATGAAAAACTGACCGTTACAGCCGTAGCCAGCAAGGAAAGCAGCGATAATTACAAGAGCCTTGCTGATTTCTGTGACGACCAGATCGCCAAGATGATGAACGGGCAGACCGGAACCAGCAAGAACGGACAGTGGACCGGAACCGCGGAAGTGCACGAAAGGGTCCTTACGGAGTTCACCAAGGCGCGGATGAAACGCATCCAGGATATTGTCAATTACCGTCTCTTTCCCTTTCTTGTCGCACATGGCTACAAGCTGGACGGATACGAGTTCCGGTTCTATGGCTTGAAGGATAAAAAGGAGAACACGGTGGACAACAAGAGCTATGACGAGCCGAACCCTGCCAAGCGGAATAATCCGGACGAAGACCGGGCCATCGGTTTTTTCGGAAAGGCCCGGAAAGTGAAGGTTTAGGATTTTCCGGGCTTGTTTCCCACTTGTATGATTGCCACTGTCCGGCGTGTGCTTCCATGCGGGAACAGATTTCAATGGATTTCAGTTTGGATGAGTCGATCAGGAATGCCATATTAAAACGCATATACGAAAAATTTGATGTCCGGGATGATATCGATCCGGACCTGTTCGAACATACCCGCTCTTACCTTGACAAAGCGGTCGAGACAGGTTTTCATGCAGAAGTAAGATTCGGCGATCCGGATCCGGAATTCCTTCGTGAATTAAAGAGGAACAATGCCGTATTTGCAGCATTCAAGGCACACCGTGAGCAGAATGACCTGGCAACCCTTCTGATCGATGAGAAAGGGAATCTGAGAAGCTATGACGGTTTTAGAAAAGCATCCGAAGCCATAATCGGACAATATAATGTGGACTGGCTCAAGACGGAATATGTTACGGCTGTTTCCGCAGCACGGACAGCCGCCCGTTTCCGGCAATATATGCGTGATGCCGATCTGTTTCCGAATCTTCGTTGGCTGCCCAGTTCTGCCGCAGAGCCCAGAATTTCGCACCGGATGTATTATGGCAATGTCCGCTCCCTCGCTGATCCTTGGTGGAAAACTCATTATCCGGGATGTGTATGGAATTGCCAGTGCGACATGGAAAACACGGCTGATCCGATTACCCACATCGGAGACCGTCCCGTGATTCCGGGAGAAAAAGCGACGCGGGACGGGGTGGCACCGGCTTCTCCCGGTCTGGACCGCAACCCTGCCTATACGGGCAGTATTTTCACGGATAACCATCCTTATGTGACGGAAGCTTACAAGGGAGCGGAAAAAGCGGTGGAGCGGTTGCTGGAGGAAGAAGAGTATGAAACAGTTCCTACCGACAAAGGCCGGCTTCGTATCCATAGTGGACACGGCAAAGGTGAACGGGAGGAGAATATACGGGTGGCTTCATATTTTGCCAACAAGTACGGATATGATATTGATCTGTTGAATAATCCGGATGGAGTGAAATCGGCAGACAGTTTCAACCGGACACTGGGATATGAGGAAGAATACAAGGTCAGCCGGACCCCTTCGAAAAATTCGATTGACCGGTTGCTCCGGGACGCAAGGAAGCAAGCTGACCATGTCGTGATTTGGGTAGATTCGGACATATCCGTTGAAGAGTTGAGCGCAGCTTTACGTTCAAGGGTGCGACGGTCGGAAAACATAAAAACCGTTACGATTGTGATCAATGGGAAAGATATCAGGCTGGACCGCGCCAATATCCTTTCGGAAAGCTTTAAAATACGACTGGCAGATTTGAAATAATCAAACCTGCCAGAAGGGGGCTCACGGCCTTTCGGCTTAGAACCGTTACAAAAATACTAATATTAGACGACATGCAAAATACTGACATACAAAAATATTTTGACAATCTTTTAAAAGAGAGCCAGGACTGGGCGAAAAACTCATTGCCTAAAATTGTAGGGCGTGAAGCCGTGGCTCATTTTAAAGAGAATTTCAATCAGGAAGGGTTTGTCGATAACGGTTTAAAAAAGTGGAAGGATGTAAAACGACGTGATCCTTCCAGCAAATGGTACGGCTTTGACTACAAAGGGGAAAAACGCGTTTCCTACCGTTTTAAACGTGACAGGAAAACCGGTAAGACATATAAGGTAAAACAGCAGAAAAAACTTAATTTCAGCAAAGCTGCAACAATCCGTAAAATATTGTCCGGCAGTTCCGGTGATTTAAGGAAGAGTATAAGGTATATCCCCAAGTCCGGGAAGGTCTCGATAACGTCCGACAAGCCGTATGCATATGTACAAAACTACGGGGGACCGATAAAAATATTCGGAAAAAAAACAGTGATGCTCCCGGCCCGGCAATTCATCGGGGAGAGCAAGGAACTGAATGATAAAGTGGAAAATATCATAATCAAAGGTTTGGATAAAATTTTAAATAAATAAA